GGCGCAGCTCGAGCTACTCAAGGCGGACAAGCAGATCACGCGCGCGTGGTGCGGCATCGCTTCTCAGCTCGCGGGCGAGCGCAAGCACGAGTGGCACAACGATCGAGGTCAGGGCATCTATGATGCGCAGGGCGTGCGCGGGCGAGCCGAGCTAAAAGCGCTCGCGTCGGGGGAGACCCGATCGCTCATCGAGACCACGGCGGGTGGCTCGGGTGCCAACGCCGGTATCTCGGGCGCCTCTCAGCGCCGGGCGTTTCTCTTCGCGCCGGACCCCAACGACCCCAATGATCGTTCCGGCCCGGGCGGATTCTGAGCCATGGCTGCTGACGGCGTTCCGGTAATCGACTTCACCGAGCTGCAAGGCTGGATGCGGATCTACCAGGAACGCGGCCGCCGCGTGATGGGCGAGCTGAGCCCAGCCATCGCCGAGAGCATGCATCACGAGGTGCTCGAGATGTTCGAGACCGAAGGCCACGGCAAGTGGCCCGCCTTCTGGTGGCAGCGCGCCGGGCTGCCCGCCCCCGGCTCGACGAAGGCGAAGAAGAAGGGCAAGAAAGGCAAGCTCTCGAAGAGCAACCGCCGCTGGCAGGGCAATCCGAAGCTGCTCCAAGACACCGGCAACCTCGTCGGCTCGATGACCCCGGAGTGGGATGAGCACATCGTCGAGGTCTACACGAACGTGCCGTATGCGAAGTATCACGCGAGCCGCGAGCCACGGCACGTGATCCCGCTCCGAGACTTCTTCGACATCGACGTGGAAGCCTTCGAGCAGGACGTGGTCGACATGATGCTGCTCCGGCTGACGCGGCCCGAGGCGGCCTGATGGGCGTGTGCTCAGCAGCACCGAGCTGAGTGACCGCGAGCTCGGCGTGCTCGAGGACCGCTGGCTGAAGAACCCCGAAGCGCTCGAGGCGAAGCTCATTCGAGCCTATCTGGCAGCGAACCAGTGCTGGCACTGCTCGGCTGATCTCAACCACGAGGAGCACCCGCGCTGTGCTACGATTGCCCCGAGTGGCGCCCGACGGGCGACGAGGAGGATCGCGGCAATGGGTAACACGGCGAAGGCACGGCATCGAAGGCAGCGGCGGGCGCGCGTCGAGAGCCCGGCGAGCCCGTCGCTTCAGAGCCTGGCGGGTATCCTGCGGAGCGATGCCAGGCGGCTTCGGCGGATCGGGCCCGAGGCACGCGAGCGTCTGCGCCGCTGGTGGGGGGTCTCGCAGGATGAGCACGCGCGCTTCGGCTCCGAGCGAATCGACGCCGGGCCATGACCGAGCCGTTCACGCTCAACACGATCGAACGGCTGAGCCGGGCGCTCTTCGCGCAGCTGTCGCCCATCACGGGCGTGCGCGCTACCGGCACCATGACGGTCACCGCCGGCGAGGCGGACGCCGTGGTCAGCCCTAATAGCTACCTGCTGCCGATCGTCGGCGGCCAGCAACGCGACGACCTGCTCTTCAAGGTGGCGCCCAACCCGGACACCCTCGCGTCCGGCGGACACTGGCCGGTCGCCGCCGGCACGAGCGCATCGGTCGGCATCAAGAGCAACATCGGCGGAGCACGCCACAACCTCGCCGCCGGCACGGGGCTTCGTTTCGATCCGCGGCTGGGGGACTTCGAGCCACTCGGCATCGTGGACGCCGACCTGACCGACGGCGCGGACACGGCGCAGCTCGTCAAGCGCGTGGCCTTCTTCGAGGACCTGGACTCGGCCGACCCGGGCAAAGACATCTTCGCCGCCAAGCTCGGCGAGTACCCGGCGCTGATGCTCAACTGGATCGAGAGCGAGCCCGTCGACGGCGTGACCGCCGGGCTCCGGCAGGGCGCGACGCGGGGCGGGCGCAAGGTGCGCTTCACGCGCGAGAGCTTCGTGCTCTATGTGATCGTGGGTCGCCTAGGGAGCGATAGCATCCGACGCCAGGAGGGCCTGCTCGTGATGCAAGCCGCGACGGGGCTGCTCACCGATCGGCAGCAGAATATCGACGGCGAGCAGCTCTCGAGCGTCGCCGCCGGCGTCGAGGTCAACCAGCGCAACCGGCTCCGGCGCGGCGAGCGGCACTACATTTACGCCATCCGGCTCCGGCTCAACCAGACCATGACGCCCATCGACGAGCGGTCATTCGTGCCGTGGATCCGCACCGCCTACGCCGGCACGTTACCGGGTCACGAGGCGCCCGAGCCCACCGCAGATCTGCTCGTCGTCGACGTCGTCGACCTCATGAACCCGCCCTGACGGATCCGATCCATACTCGGCGCCAAGCGGTGAGAGTGGACGGAGCAGGCCGCTCAGCGTAGCCTTGGGCCCATGGGGATGGCGGACGTATTCGGTCTATTCGTGAGCTCGGTGCAGGGGCAACCGGTCTCGCGCTTCGGCACGGCCGGCGCTGGCAGCGGGGGCGTGCTCATCGGAGCGACGCGCAACCCGGCAGAACCGCGGAAGATCATATACGACCCGGCTGTCGTCGTCGGCATCCCGCACGCGGAAGCCCTGAAGTATGCCCGCGAGTACCAGCGGGCCGTCAGTGACGGATCCCTCACGCTCCGGACGGCCGCGGCGTGGACCGAGCAGCAGAATCAATCACGGGAGGTAGGCGCCCCTCGCGAAAAACTGAAGACGGCCGAGCCGGCTCAGACAGCGAAGGAAGCAGACCATGTCCATCCCGAAGGCGGTCGCGAGCGCCGTTAAGACTCCCGGCTTTTATCTACTGATTAACCTGCTGGGCTCACCAGCGAACCCAGGCAGCGCCGCGCTCCGAGCGCTCATCATCGCGCCGAAGAGCACGGCCGGCAACATCACGCCGAACACCGAGCGGCGCCGCTGCTTCGGCCCGGTCGACGCGGCCATCGCGGTGGGCGCCGGCACGCAGGGGCACCTCGCCGCCAAGCGGCTCTTCCAACACTTCGGCTTGGCGAGCGTGGACATCGTCTCCCCGCCGGCGAGCGCGGGCGTGGTTGCCACCGGCACGCAGACCTTCACGGGGCCCGCGACGGAGAACACGGTCATCCGCCTACGGCAAGCCGGGCGCATCATCGACGTGAGCTGGCTCAACGGTGAGACGGCCACGCAATTCTGCGTGCGCGCCGCGGCCGCGGTGAACGAGCGCAGCGAGGACCTGCCGAGCACATGCGCGCCGAGCACGGGCAGCCTGGTGCACACGGCGAAGGTCGCTGGACTTTGGGGCAACGACATCACGCTGAACGCCGCGATCTTCTCGGGCGGCGCTGGCGTCGCCGTCACGGTCAACCCGGCGAACTTCACGGGCGGCACGCTCGAGCCGACGATCGCGGTCGCGCTCACCCTGGTCTCGACCACCGAGTATGGCCGCATCGTGGCCTGCCTCTCGAACGCGGACGCCGCCGACACGGGCTCGACCAGCAACGGCGAGCTGCTGGCGAACCACATCAACTCATTCGAGTCGGGCGCCGAGGCGCTGCTTCAGGTCGGTGTCATCGCCAACACCGGCACGATAGCCAACGCGAAGGCGGGCGCCATCGACCGAAACAACGAAGCCGTGGAGTACCCGCTCGGCCGATCCTGGGATGATCTGCCGTGTGAGATCGCGGGGGCCGAGGCCGGCGACGCGTTGAAGGCCATCGCGATCCGGCCGAACTTCAACCGCATCGGCAACGTGCTCACGCTGTACGGACCGCGCGACGTGGTGACGAACAAGCTCACGCAGAACGAGAAGGAAGACCTGCTCGCCAATGGCGTGACCCCGCTCGACGTGGATTCGCACACCGGCGTGACCTACCTGGTCCGCCCCATCACCACGCACTCGGTGTTCCTCGGGGCGCCCGACTATCGCGCGCTCGACTTGAGCGACACCGATGGCATGTACGCAGTCTTCCGAGACCTCCGCGTCGTGGTGCCGCAGCAGTTTCCCAACTGCTCGATCTCGCCGGACCTGCCCGCGGGGGCTGACCCGTTGCCGCCCGGAGTGGTCGAGGTGAAGGACGTGCGCGCGTTCGTGATTTCTCGGCTCCGCTTCTGGGCGCGGCAGGGCGTGGTCAATAAGCTCCGGCTCGACCAGTCGATCGATAACGGCGAGCTCGTCGTCGAGATTGACGAGACCGACGAGAGCCAAGTCAACATCTTCGTGCCCGCGAAGATCCTCCGCCCACTCGCCAAGTTTAGCGTCGTCGGAAGCAAGGTGGCCTAATGTCCTCAGAGCAGATCATCTTCCCGCAAGCCTTCATCGCGCAAGGCAACGGCGACCTCGTGCAGGTAACGAACTTCAAGATGACCCTGACCAACGGGGCCAAGCAGAAGCACACGCTCCGCCGCAAGGGCGCCGGCTTCACCCTCGGCACGCAGGAGAGCACGGCGACCTTCGACTTCGAGATCGACGAGAACGGCCCCGAGCGGAACTATTGGAAGGACTGCATGCGCGGCACCCCCCGCCAGCTCCGGGCGAAGATCCCGGGCGGCAAGACGGTGCTCACCATCAACGGCGTTTACTCGAGCGTCGACACCGACGGCCCGCTCGACGACGCGACCAAGGGCAGCGCGACCTTCATCGGTCACATGGACGAGCCCGAGGTCTGATAGGCTGGCTGCGACTCTGGTTCGGGAAGCTTCTGGT